AAACTACTGGTTTAGAAAAACTCCGACCGAAGAGTTGGCATTGGATAAAATCTAACATAGACGTGGATACATTAAAACGGCGTTTTGAAACACTGGACTATTCTATAAGTGAGGATACAGCCCGTCAAAACTCAATTGGTAAATCGGATTTAGTATATCTGTATTCTAATAAGGATTTCCATAATTTATCACCATAGGTGGGTCTTAGAGCATATTCATAATCGGTGTTTTTCATTATGTTATCCATTGTTATTTGACCCATTTTTGCAACCGTTCCGTGTGCATAGGATCCATGTTTTTCTAATAAGTTTATCATATCCGATTTTTTTATTAGAAAAACAAACAACTCACCGTCATCTTCTATAGTAGTCCAATCCAAATAGTAAGCTGTTAGTATATAGTACGTAATAGTATGTGATGGACGGATTTGTACATAATTGAATTTGGTTCTATTTTGTCCACCCAAAGACGCTTTTACTTCTGCATATTCTCCATTATATTTAACATCCCCACAACATTCAGAAGCTTTTACTTTGTGCATACCCCCTTTATGTATAATATATTTTTCAATCAAAGGTCCAGTTTGTTGTCCAGATAAACGATTTACAAGACAATACTTATGCGCACTCTTTAAAGTCTGACATTTAAATATTTCAGATTCGTGATCTACGTTTTTTGTGTTCAGAATATTTAAAAGTAATGGACATGTCATGTTACCTAAGTAAGTATTTAAAGTTTTATGTTACTTAGTAATAAATGCCTCCTTTAAGGAACATACTTAGGCGTCCAGTTTTTGATCTCTATTCATCCGATGATGAAGAGATACCTCGTATTTCATGGGAAGATTACTTTATGAAGGCTGCAGACCTCGCTGCGGTTAGATCTCCTTGTGAGAGACTCAAAGTTGGGTGCGTTCTCGTCAAGAATAACAGGCTCATAAGTATGGGTTACAATGGATTTTTAAGTGGCTGTGGACACACTTCAATTGTGAGGGATGGTCATGAACAAGCTACGATTCATGCCGAGATTAATGCCATCACCGATGCAGCGAAGAGGGGTGTCTCCATCGATGGTGCCGAAGTGTATATTACACACTATCCATGCCTAAACTGTTACAAGGCACTGGCGAGTAGTGGTATAAAAAAGATTTATTACAAAAATAATTACAGAAATAACCCAATCATACATGAGTTAGGATACGGGATAGCTATTACTAAGCTTTCTAACGCATAGATAATACTAATAATAACAGAAGACAACAGCAACAAGATACAGATGATACCCCTCCAAATATATACATTGAAGAACCTCCAGAATCTTCGTTGGATTTATCATTGGATTTATCATTGGATTTATCATTGGATTTATCATTGGACTCGTCTTTACTTGGAGTGGGACACGCCGCCGTCGCTGGACAATCTATTGTTTTGTTTGGTAAACAAGCTGTACCACCGTGTTGTGCTGGTTTAGTTACCTTATATTTTTGTGTTATTTTGGAGGCTGATAAACCACAATCGGTTGGACATGGTTTTGGTTCTTCATAACTTCCAACACAATTTACCGGGCATGGTGATGTAGCTGGACAGGCTTTAGCAACCGGTGAAGATGGACATGCTCTACCCCCGTTTTTAGGTGTTACGGTCGTTACCCACGTTTTATTTACTGGGGAAGCGGATTTACCACAACCAGATGGACATGGAGGATCGTTCCACCTTCCTGCACAATCTATCTTGGGAGCGGGTGGACTAGCACTTGGTTGATTCGAACGGGGGGCGGGTTGCGAGGGGGTTGTCTTCGCCCAGTCTTTTTTTTTATCAACTTGGCTTTTGCGACCACCACAAAGACGAAGAGAGAGATCAACTATGGAACCTGTAGGAACTTTATATACGTTATCGTCCAACTGTTTACCAGCGAATATCAAACGTTGATCGTCGGGATATATACCCAGTCGTTTCCATATGGCATCTTTGATACCATTAACTGTAGTATTTTGACTCAATGAAATGAGTTCACCTGTATAATTTCTTATAAATACAGTCATACTTATAACAATTATAGATTTTTTTTTGATCAACAGAGCTTCTTCTTAATTTCCTTGGCGAATGTGATAATACAGATAGCATAACTAAATAGATTAACAAATGCTTGCGCACTCATAATATGAAGTCTAATCCAAAAGTTTTCATATTGTGTGTAATACCAATACAAAAATGATAGAAGAGTTACATACCACACTCTAATTATTAGATTTGAAGTCATGTATAGACGTCTAAGCAACCAATGTCCTTTAAAAACTCGCTTTAAAAGTAGAAGGGTCGTGTCAATTTCAACAAGACCTCCTACAGCTACGAGACGAGAATCCCAAGGTCTAAAAAGAGGATACACGAGAAAGGACAGAACAACGAGATGATGGAACTTAATGAGTTTGTGATAAGATGTCAAAACATGAGGACGACGATGTATCCATGTTAGATCAAATAACATGTGTGCTATGAAAGCATGTGTAAGAAATAGAGGGTAGACTGTGTAGTGAAATACTACTTCTGCTATAGACAGAATAGAGAAAGGAATGAGAAACCCGAGGGTTACAATATCATGAATAAACGCTTCCTTCATTGTTGGTTTTATGTGTTAGATCTTTATAGCACTTTCACGTCCAAATGGAAGTCCTTATCAAACTTTCCAAACTCAATCTTTCCATCATCAAGGAGGGACTTAATTTCTTCACCAATCATTAGGTTATCATTTAGGATAACGTCAAGCTTGGGATCTTCGGGAAGCTTTGGCATGAACATCATGAAGGCGGTCATTTTCTTGTCCATTGGTAGTTCACGATCTTGAAGGATTTGCTTAACGACATTGGGAATATTCTTTGGGTCCATTTTACCAATTAGCAGATGTATTTTTTAACCTCGTTCTCTCCCTATTTTCTTCCTCGTCATACTGATCGGGGTCGTACATTATTTTACTTTTATGTGTCATCTGTACAAGATTTTCTACAGGTTTCAAGGTATCGGAAGGCTCGTAAGGGATAGATGAGTGATGGAGGCAGATACGAACCTTTCCATCGGGATTACGCTTATAACCAAAGGTGTATTCAACATCTGAAATCTCTCCAGTTGTGGCACATGTAAACTCATACGTACCCATCGCGTGAGCTACATCACCGTGACAATCAATCTGATGGTTATTAAATACAACCTTACTGAAACCCTTTTTGGCGTTGATAGCGAAACCGTGATCTTCCTTGTATCCGCTTACTACTGCATCATTACCAACAAAATAAGACATAGCATCGTGAGCTGTAGGGCGGAATTGTTGTTTCGCGGCTTTAGTTGGTTTGAAGAGTACATTAGAATGATCGTACCCATACAATTCACCCGCGCGCTCACCCGCGAGACTTACATAATCTTCACCAGAGAGGAAGGAATTGGAAATGTCCACAATTGACTGTGCCCAAAAGTTTTGCGCCGCGATGACATCATATTCGGATACGACAGCAGCTTCATTTAACTGAGCAACTGGTTGACTAAGACTTACACGAGAGGATTTTGTAGGTTTACTAAAACCCCTGGCTGCGTTTACTTCTGTATCATATTGAGCGGGATCGTTAAATACTCGAGTTTTAACGTTACGTGTGAGATTAATACGTGCGAGGGAAAAGGACATATTATACATTCATTGTTCTTATTCTTTATTATCCTTATTCTTGTTTGGACGGATAGCCCACTTATTATCCTTGTTGAACTTCTCGTAGTCAATCTCCTTAATTTTGAAGACATCCATTAGAAACTTCTTCAATGGGTGAGGCTTCTCATCCTCTTTAGGTCTCTCTTCCCGGGTTGCGAGTGCAGAGTCTCTATTCTCTTTATCACTTGGGATTCGGCGTCTCCCTTCACCGGGTGCTTCAGCGGGCTCAACGAAATCATTCTTCCTGGCTTGGGTGCGGATATTGGGTCGTATATGTAAAAGTCTTGTTAACATTTTACACAGTTTACGTTTTTTATCTTTATGTGATAAAAATGTATTTTGAAGACCTAAGTCATTCCCAAACCAGTATAAAAGTATACACCTACAATCAACAACATGACGACCATGAACGCTGCTTCCATTGCTACCTACATTTCCAAGCTTGAGACCGAGAACATGCAGCTCGCTGCCAAGGTTGACAAACTCGCCAAAGACGGGCTTGCTATTCGTCTCAAACTTATTCAATATGAGCGCGAGTTTGAGATTGACGACGAGGAATCCGTCTGCTCCAACGACCTTGGTCTATCTTATGACTCCGACGAGACTGACGACACTTACGTCATTGATGAGTCTGACGATGAGGTATCTTCGGTGGATTCCACGGATTCCGACTCCATGGAAGAACTTGACGAATGCTACAACCCCGAGCTTGTTTGTGCTTTGGGAGCTCTCTCTTACCACGAGAAAGATGTGCACAAGTCCAATGCTTACGCCAAGGCGGCTGATGCTATCTATGAGCTAAAGTTCAAGGTAGATGACGGTCACGAGCTTGCCATCGGTGATAAGAAAGTCCCTGGTATTGGCAAGAGCATCGCCAGACTCATTGATGAGTTCCTCGAGACTGGAAAGATCAAGAAGCTTGAGCAGCTCGCAGCGGTTGATGAGACCCATGACGACTACGCTGATACCAACGAGGAGGTGGCTTATTACCTTGATACTCTCGGACAGGAGGAAACTGACGCATTCAAGGGTAAGGCGTATGTAAAGGCAGCTAATGCTATCCGTGCACTTGACTTTGAAGTCACCCACGGTAACGAGCTTGCCGATGGTCCTAAGAAGATCCCCGGTATCGGCAAGGGTATCGCCAAGAAGATTGATCAGTTTCTTCAGAGTTGTTAGATCCACGTCGCGGGCTTTGATTTGAGTTTTTTCTTTGGTTTAACTCCGAGACGTGAAAGCAAATATACATAGAATAGTAATCCGTAACGGATCATTACCTTTATTTTAATACAACATTACAATTTACATGTCAAGCTCCTCCATATCTACTTCTCCGTGTTGCGTCTTCCAATCGGATAAGTCGTTGTATATCTTTTCGGATGTGTCATATGTATTCCGTCCATCTTCAATCATCATATCTCTTACACATTCAAACAGAACAGTTGTAAGTGCAAACTTATAAGCGAGAAAACCAACAAAAGTACAACCATAATCAAAATCAAAAGCGAAGGGGGCGTTGTTCCAGGTTACTTCAAACGCTGCAAGGCTGATAGGTGCGAGAAACTCCTTCTGTAAAGATGACTTCTCAAAATTGTCAACCCTCTCAGAAAGTAGAGAGACATAGGCATAAGATGCCAGAGCCCCAAGGGCGACGGAGACACCCTGATCCGCACCTTGGGTAATGAAATAAGATCCAGATAGCGCAGACCCATACCCAAAAGTGCTCCTCTTTAGAGTATTCTTGAGTTTGTTGTACTCATGACCAGAGGACACAATTGGAGTGGATATCGCGTAAGTGAAAGACATTTTCTGAATATTTTACTCAACAAATCTTTATGCCGTGCCAAAACTGTAAAAAAAAGAAATGTGGCATTCCAATGACTTGTAAATATTGTAGTGGTGATTTCTGTATAAGTTGTTTACATTTAGAAAAACATAAGTGTCCAGGTATTGAAGATAAAATTAAAATGGAACGTGAAATATTGAGTAAAAAGATTGAATATGAAAGAGAACCCAAACACTTAAAGATTTAACTCGTAAGATGAATAGGGGGACAAAGGTAAGTTATTGGGACGAAGGTAAGTGCTGGGATGTCCGAGTGGTCTAAGGAGGACGACTTAAGATCGTCTGTGCTATGCACGCGCGGGTTCGAACCCCGCTCCCAGCATCTATGGGCTTGTAGTGAAACGGATATCACTCTGGACTTCTAATCCAGCGTTCCGGGTTCGATTCCCGGCAAGTCTGAACATTACACTACGAATAAGAATTAATAATGTAACTTACTTCTTCTTTGTGGTCTTCTTCTTTGTAGACTTCTTTTCCTTTTTGTTTTGCATTTTCAGGTAATTATTCATTAGATTGTTACCTCCACCACGTGTATTAACCTGGTAGTTGTTGGGGGCATAACCACCCTCGCTATCCCTCATGAAATACCCTCTCACAAGATCGTTAGCATTCTCATTAAGAGGTGTCATATTATAGTATACACTAATATTATAATGTGGTTTTTTGCTTTAGCTACAGGACTTCCAATTATTATGTATGGTGCTGTATGTTGGGGTTTGATTTACAACTTAAAACAACGTTGTGATTTGGGTATCTCACCAAGATGTTCCCAAACAGACTTAAAAAGTATGGACTAAACTAAAATAGAATGCCTCTCGGTATCAAGAAACTCTCTTACGATGCTATTCTTCCAACTCGTGGTTCTGATGGTAGTGTTGGATACGATCTATACAGCAATGAAGACGCTATTGTGCCGTGTCAGGCAGGTAACGCACTTGTTGGGACTGGATTAGCTGTGAGGATTCCAGATGGCTGTTATGGTCGTGTTGCTCCTCGTTCAGGATTGGCTGTCAAGCATTGCATTGATGTGGGTGCGGGTGTAATTGATCCTGATTATACCGGTGAAGTCAAGGTTGTTTTGTTCAATCGTGGGTTTGACAACTTTGAGATCAAGAAGGGTGATCGTATTGCTCAGTTAATTCTCGAGAGGTGTGAAACCCCTCACATTAAGGAAATTGGTCTCCTTGAGGAAACTCTAAGGGGATCAGATGGTTTTGGCTCTACGGGAAAATAAGAAAAACATTAATAAAATAAGAACGAGAAGTCCTAAGAGAGCATAAACTGTAAAAGTCACAGATGTATCTGTAGTTCCCTCTTCCTCTTCCTCTTCCTCTTCCTCTTCGGGGGGTGGTTCACCGTAACATGTTTCATCAGTGCTAATAAACTTTTCAACTTCTTCTTCTGTACAAGCATCTGGGTCAGCGCAAAGGTTGCATTTTTCACCTTCTTTGCACTTACAACATTGCTTCACAATACTGTTTTCGGGAAATGTGACATTTTCAGATGGAGCCATATATCCCGAAGAACACTCATCTGTACTCACAGGGTGGCAACCTTCAGGTGCAATTTCCACACCACGCATAGTTCCATCGTCCTGTTGAACTTCTAGATCACTATGAGCACAACTACTCATTATAATTAGTACGGATTATTTTTATCGCAGAACCACATAGCTTCCTGTGTGGGCATAAAAAGCATACCATGTCTCATGGTCATAAAAAGTTTAGCCTTGTTTAGGTTGGGGTAAGACCATAAGAGCCACCTTTCCCAGTATTCAGCTTTGAAGAAATCTTCCCAATCTTCCTCTGTACTTTCTTTAACTCTTAACATTTCACGTTGTATTTCATATGGATCAGTCTCTATTCGCAACTTCTTAGGAATGATAGCACCCTTCCTAATAAGATGTGCACGCATGAGTCTGGGATTGCCGTGATCTATATAATGCTCAACACCCTTCTGTCCAAAATCAATAGATCTCTGATTGGGTAAAGTCACCCTGAGTTTATGAGCCACAGAGGGACTTGGTTTCAATACAACATGCATTTAAATTGTCATAGATAAAGATTCTATGATATTTACACATAGATGAAGAACTATGAATCCCTGGACTCTATTACTATCCGAGTTGGTGATTCTGCCAAAGAGAATGACGAGCTTTCTATGGCGAGTAATCCAAAATATTGGTGGTTACACGTTTCCGGATGTCCAGGATCTCATGTCGTTATATGCCACGAAGGCGAAGTAGTTCCTAAAGAAACTAAGAGAGATGCAGCTATTTTGGCTGTACATCATAGTAAAGCTCCACCCCAAAAGATGACAAAAGTTGATTTTGTTAGAGTTGATCAAATTTACAAATATGTAAATACTCAACATGGACAGGTTCTCATTGAAGGAGACATCACCAAACTTACTGTATTTATGAATAAGGAGAAACCAAGACTTGAAAGACTTTTGAAAACTAGATAAGTGAAGAGTAGTGTCCAGAAATATAATAGACATCTTTGAATCCAAGTTCAGCTAGTTTCTCAGCCGCAAATCTGGCTCGTTGCCCGGTGTTGCAGTAGACAAGTAATCCACTTTTGGGAAGTTCTGAAGTTGTCTTTTCATTAATCTTATTTACTGGTATATGCAAAGCTCTGGGATAGTGGCCAGCTCTATATTCAACAGTTGTTCGTACATCAATAACTTTCTTTATTTTACCCTCCTTGATGAGTCTCTTAGCTTCTTCTGAAGATATGAGATTCTCACCAAAGAATGTATAAGCAGCGGCAGCAGCGAGACCACCAACAATCAGAAGCGGTATCATTTGTACTATACTATTGGATTATTTTACATAAAGGTAGTAAACAAGTAACAAATAGAAATGAACCCAAACAAGAAGCGAGAAGAAACATCTACCCGTACCTCCTATGATCAAGTTGAGAAAGCTCGTATGGAATCCAAGGTCGCTGCAATGGAAAAGGCGCTCCAAGGTGAAAATGTTCGTTACAAGTCTTCTGGCGAATCCACCAGATTCCTAAACTTCCTTGAGGATCGTCTCACTATTTGGGATGACGCCAAGGATAAAACATTCCATGGAAAGCGAATGTATGATAAGACAAATGAGATTATTAATAATATTAAGTAAACTTAACGTATGTACAAGACAACCTATGACAAGTCCGAATGTCAAACGGGTATAGTCCATATCGGCTATGGTAATTTCCATAGAGCTCATCAGGCCATGTATATAGATGATTATATGCAAAAATCTGGTGATCTTCGTTGGGGTATTGTAGCTGTCAACCTGAGAAATGAAGGGTTTAGGGAAATTGATGACTACATTTTAAAGACTCCTTCTTCATACAGAATTGTGAGGAGTCATCTTGATTATATTGATTGGACGAAAAATAGAACCATAGCTAAGCATATGCTTACTCTTCCAAGTGTTCATTTAATAACAATAACTGTTACCGAGAGTGGGTATGCACCTGGATCTCCTTTATTTGAATATCTTGCATGTGGACTTAGAAATAGAAACACACCAATAACAATATTGTGTTGTGATAATATTCGTCAAAATGGCAAAGCATTGGAGGCGCAATTTTTGGCATATCTTTACCAAACAAATCAATGTGAAATGGCTGATTGGGTGCGGGGTAATGTTAAGTTTCCATCATGTATGGTTGATCGCATAACCCCAAGGACTACCCCACAACTTTGTGAAGAAATAGGGAGGAGATATCCACACTACATGCACAACCCTGTTCAAACAGAGGAATATTCAAAATGGGTAATAGAGGATAACTTTGCATCCAACTTTCCAGATTTAACACAAGTTGGTGTAAACATTGTGGATGATTTAGAGCCATTTGAAGAAACGAAAATTAGAGTGCTTAACGGTGGACATACATCTTTGGCATACCTCGGTGTTCTCTCCGGCTATCATACATTTGATCAAGTTATGAATGACGAAAAACACCGTGAACATTTCAAGAATCTTCAAAATGAGGAAATTATTCCTTCTATTGAAATGGAAATGGATCTACCCTTTGATATACACGACTATGTAGATACAATTGAAGAAAGATTTTCAAACTCTACAAATGTTGATGATTTAGAAAGGATTTGTATGGATGGCTTTACAAAGTTTCACACTTTTGTTGTACCCACGCTTCGTAAATGTCTTGAACAAGGAAAGCGTCCTAAACACATTTACAAAAGTATTGCAGCTTGGTATATATATGCGAGACGTTTCGCAAGGGGGTGTACAAAAATTCGTTACAATGAACCTAATTGGGTTCTATTAGAGCCCCTCTTAGCAGATGATAAACTGGATGCATTTGTTACGAATGAGAGATTATGGGGAGATATTCCTAAAGACTATATTACATTCTCAAGGGATCTAAAATCTATACTAATGTCACACACGTATGAACGGGAAATTGACATGCTCGCGGATTAATGTACAAAGTTTATTGTTAACCTTTCTGGTACTCCGTGTTGTTCTATGTGCTCTCTCAACTGCCCCATAGCTTCTTCAGCTGAGAGAGTTTCATCCTCTTCCTCACCATCATCCGTTCTGGACCATTCTTCGTGGAGTTCAAGAAGAAACTGGTTAAGACCCGGATATTCCTCTTCCTCTGTATCAGTTGGTACATACGCTGGCATTGTCATGGGTTCATTTTGATTAACGAGGAAAGATGGTGGTTTCACCTTTTCTCGGATATCTTTTATAACATTGCATATCTCCACGTAATCACCTTCTGGAAGACGTTCTGCATTCCTGTCAACCAAATCAATTAACTTGTGAAAGAGATCCATTTTGAGTTGTTTTTTATATTATTCGTATTTACTTAGGTTATTAATTTCCAAAAGCGACACCCGCCATACCATTCTTTATACGTAAAATATTGAAATTTACGGCATACACGCGATGAAGGTTGTTACCTCCAGAAACATTGTTGACGAGAAGCTTGGCGTTATCGATGCGGCTGAAGTTTAGTGTGCCACTGGGCTGCGACTTGCTCATGGAGAGGCAGAAAGGCCAAGAGTATGTTGGGAGATCATCCAACACGTCATCTGGAAGATCAGTGCAGTGCATCTGGGGAACAATGTTGTGATGATAGACATTGGAACTATTCTCAAAGAGAGCTGTACCGTTGATGTAGAGAGAAGAAGTACCGAAAGTGTACTCATCATACCACTTCTGACCGGCAGCCGCACCAGAAACAAGGTGGATAGACTTCACTGGGTGGTTGAAGTAGCTGAGATCCATCTCGGTATCAGTGCTGGTAGCTGGCTGGTATTGGGTTTGGGTGAAGAGAATCTCGTGCTCGGTCTCGGTGAAATACTTCCTCTCATCGGTATCAACGTATATGTAGTTACCGTAGATCTTGGGAGTACCTTGGGGAGTGTAACCATCCCTGCACTTAATTCGAAGTTCCACCTCGTGATATTGTAAGGCCACCAAAGGGAGAGCCTTGGTCCAGTCCTCACCGAAGAAGAAAGGAATCATAAAGTGATTCTGACCGTGGTTCTCCTTGGCAACATTGGTAGTGACAGTGCACGAAGCCTTGGCAGAGTTGTCCCTGAGAAGAGGGTTGTAAGCACCCTGGATGAAGAGAGAGTCAAGCTCGGAAACCTTCTGTCCACCAATCCAGAGTTGGAAAGTGGTGGGGTTAGAGGCATCCGCGGAGAAGAGACCATCGGTGTTTGTAGCCACATTGGAAATAAGAGTATCCTCAATCCAGATGTAACTGAGGAGATCACCCTTGGAGCGAATGGGTACGGTAATCTCATTGTTCGCCGCGAAGGTACCAATGTAGTCCATGCGCTCGGGCTTCATAGAGAAGTTAGTGTGGCGCTTGTAATTCTGACGAAAAAAACTGACCTGTGGCTCACCAGTGATGAACACATCCTGGGCACCTTTAGAAACAAGATCAATCAAAGCAGCTGACATATTTACTAATAAAGTATATTAAAATTTTCGGGCGTTAATAACACAACAAAGAAAAATGGTAGTTTTTCAGGCACTTACATGGGAGGCTCGGGATGGGGAAGATGAACACTTGATTAGTATCTTTGGTAAAACTGAGGATGGTAAGTCAGTCTGTGTTACTACCGCTTTCACACCTTACTTTTTTATTAAGCTGCCGGGTGGCATGGATTCCCAAAAGGTTCAAAGAATTTATGACATTCTCAGCAATCAGTGCAAAGATTCTCTCGTTGCTTATTCATTGATGAAGTCTAAAGATGTTTGGGGCTTCCAAAATAATGAGGAGTTTGCATTTATGAAAATTAACTTTAAAGATCTTCAAGCTCGGCGATTGGTTGATTCCTTTTTACGTAGACCACTTGATAGGAGTCCTGAATTGTATGAACTTTTCGGTGTAAGGAATGTTAAGGTGTACGAATCTAATTTGGATCCGGTATTGCGTCTTATGCATCGTACAGGTATTCAGTCAACCGGCTGGCTTGATAGTGGTGAAAGATGTGTTCGTTCTCATATCGCTAATGTTGACATTGACCTCTTCTGTAATGATTGGACTACTCTGAAGCCGGTTGCCCGAGATGACATTGCACCGTTTGTAGTGGCATCTGTGGATATTGAGTGTAATAGCTCTACTGGTAAGTTCCCAGATGCAAATATTCCTGGTGATGCTTGTTTCCAAATTGCTATTTCTCTTTGTAAGTTTGGCTCGGATGAACCATACGATAAGACCTGTCTCTGTTACAAGCAAACAGATTCAAATCTTGAGGGGTGTGATATTCGTAGCTATTCTACTGAGAAGGAAATGCTTGAAGCATTTCAAAAGTATTTACACTCGAAGGATATTGATATAATTACCGGATGGAACATATTTGGTTTTGATATGGAATATATTTACAAACGCGCACAAATTAACAAGTGTAATTACGACTTTTACAACTTGGGAAAGCTCAAGGACACTGATTCTGAATTAGTGATTAAGAAGCTCTCATCAAGTGCTCTGGGTGATAACCTTTTGAAGCTTCTTCCAATGAGTGGTAGGTTTATTTTTGATTTATTCCATGAGGTGAAGAAGGGCTACAAATTGGACAGCTACAAGCTTGATAGCGTTTCAAAGCTATACCTTGGAGATCAAAAGATTGACATGGCACCAAAGGAGATGTTTGCTCGCTATAAGGAAGAAGATCCTGTTAAGCTGAGGGAAGTTGCTGAGTATTGTATTAAGGATACTCTCCTTCCACATAGACTTATGAAGAAACTTTGTACTTTGTTGAACTTGGTTGAGATGGCTAAGGCAACATGGGTTCCAGTTCCATTCCTCGTGGAACGTGGGCAGCAGATTAAGGTATTCTCCCAACTGACTAAGAAGGCGAGGGAGCTTGGATTCATGGTTCCGACTATTCGTTATGGTTCCCTCCCTGAAGAACCTTACGAGGGTGCGACTGTCCTTGAAGCTCAAAAGGGGGCGTATTACACACCCATCACAGCCCTTGATTTTGAAGCCCTGTATCCAAGTATTATGATGGCTCATAATCTCTGTTATTCGTCGTATGTAATGGATGAGAGGAAGTATGGTAATATACCTGGTATTGAATACGAAACTTTCAAGATTGGTGACCGCACCTACAAGTTTGCACAGGATGTTCCCAGTCTCTTACCTGCAATCCTTTTGGAGCTTAAGCAGTTCCGAAAGCAGGCTAAGAGGGACATGGCTGCGGCTACAGGTTTCATGAAGGAAGTCTACAATGGTAAACAGTTAGCCTATAAAATTTCAATGAACTCTGTATATGGTTTCACTGGTGCTGGTAAGGGTATTCTTCCATGTGTCCCAATTGCTTCTACTACTACTTCAAAGGGTCGTTCAATGATTGAAGAAACTAAGAATTACGTTGAGAAGAACTTCCCGGGTGCATATGTTAGGTATGGTGACACTGATTCGGTTATGGTTGAGTTTGATGTCGGTGATCGTACGGGTGAAGAAGCTATTGCCTATAGCTGGGAGGTGGGTGAGAGGGCTGCAGAGGAGTGTTCGGCTCTCTTCAAGAAGCCTAACAATTTAGAGCTTGAGAAGGTATATTGTCCTTACTTCCTTTACAGTAAGAAACGATATGCTGCGAAGCTATGGACAAAAGGTAAGGATGATAATATGCATATGGATTACATTGATGTAAAGGGTCTTCAGCTTGTGAGGCGTGACAATACACCTCACGTTCGCGAAGTATCCAAAGAACTTCTTGATGTAATTCTGACTTCAAGTGATCCCGGTCCACCCAAAGAGCTTGCCAAGGAGAGAGCTATTGAGCTTCTTTCGGGTGATGTACCAAATCAGAAGCTTATTTTGAGTCAAGGTTTATCCGATTCTTATAAAGTTGGGGGTAAATCTGTATCTATAACAAGTTCAGAGAGTGTTAACATCAATCAATCTCATGTGCAAGTAGTCACTAAAATGAGACAAAGGAAACCCGGTTCAGAGCCACAATCTGGTGATCGTGTACCCTACCTCCTTACTAAGACCGAGAATCCAAAGGCAAAGGCGTTTGAAAAGGCTGAGGACCCAAAGTACGTTGAGGAAAACGGGGTGCCAGTAGATTATCATTACTATTTTATGAATAAATTTCTCAACCCCGTGTGTGACCTTTTAGACCCACTCTATGATAATGTCAAAGAGGAAATCTTTGGTGAGATCATTAATCAACACAAACCAGTAAAACCTCCCAAGCTTCCCTCTCTGAGTGGTATGAAGAAGGAGGAACTGGTTGCTGAATGTAAACGCCTTGGTTTAGAAGATGTGGGTACACTCGCTATTTTGAGGGCTCGGCTTAAGGAAGCGAGAACAACAAAAGAGGAATCTGTTGAAGACTTATTTAAAAATTATAATCCAGTAGAAGTTAGGAATGAGTCTGTATGATAACGTTGTAAAGCTTATGGACGAAGCTCTCGAAGAGCGTATAAATGTTGTGGTAAATGAGTATGCCGAAAAAATTTCAAAGAAACATGGCATTCCATTGGAACAACTTTTAAAAGATATTCCAGAGTCTTATACGATTACTACGTGTAAAGGTAGTAAAAATAATGGACAGAGATGTGGGTTTAAGGCATTTGAAAATGGATATTGTAAGCATCATGCATCACAGGGTCAGCGTATATGCCAGAGGTCGTTTTCAAGTACAGGAAGTATACATAATCATGGACCTGAGATGATGTTTGTAAGAGGGTGTCCGGGTTGTGAAGCTTCAAACGGGCTTATAGATTTGGGGGTTTAATATAACAATGAACAAAAACGATATTCTACTAACAGCAATAAACAAATTTTACGATGAAGATAAGAATAAAACTATACTATTAAAAATTTTAGACAAGTCAAGTGGTATAAGCTTACGCAATTTGGAGTGGTTTATTACAAATTATGCGAAGAAGAATCACACAGCTTATCAGACTGGTGATGGTAAACTATTCACTGTTCATTGTGCATATAAATCCAGTCTTAACGGTTACAGTAAACAATTATTTGATCCATTTTGTAGATCACAGAAATTTGCATACACAGTTCCAGGTACATCTCATGAAATCCATACAACTTTGGCACAGTTGAACTTCATCAAATGGTGTATTAAGAATAATATTATTGACTATATAAACAGTCACAGGGATACTCTATTTAGTAAGCAATTGACATAAATCCATTTGAAAATATAAATGTTTGATATCCGGTGTAGTACATGTTTAACGAAAATGTCTCTGTTGAAAGATCTATCTCATAAGTATCCAATTTAACTTCAATATTAGTTTTATCAGACTGTATCTGACTAAAATCCAAGTTTCCCGATGGTTCCACATTTATAGGATTCATCGAGAAACTATATGTATAAATATTCCTGATTGGTCTCGCCAATCTCTTTTGGAACGGAATAAGATATTTAAAATATGAATGATTTGTTTTTGTTACATTTGGAAGTTTAGTTCCATTTACAAAGAAACTTGCCTCTGTCATGAGAGGGTGGAAAAATGTATTTTCACCTTGAAAATCACGAGTTGAAGAAAAGTTAAAACGATTTTGGTATAACAGTCCACCATTCTCTTCCCATGGTATTAACCCTATCGCATTGCTTTCATTTTCAAACTCTGTGTTTCTCAAAAACCAATGAATACATTTTACAGGAATATTAGGAACTAAGTTATTCCTTATGATATCACTATTTAAATCACTAACAATCACGGGGTGTCTACGTACAAGGTCTGTTATGAATGTTTGTCTCTGATTTGTCAAAAAAATTCTTTCTTCGGGGTTTACTGTTATTTCTTCAGTAATAACGTTGAATTGGGGTAGAGTTAATACATCCGTCGAGTCTGTGAAGAATTCTTGTTTGTGAAACTCAAACTCAAACTCTATTTTTTGTTTGTAAATTGAACACACTGGAAAATAAGGTCTATTAGGTTTGTTTGAAGAATATTCATCACTCGCAAACTTTCTTGAAAAGAAGAAGTGAATCGGAATAACTAAATCTGAACTATACCTCGCCACAGGAACATTTCCTGATAATGGTGCATCATCAAAACCAAGGTTTCTGTTTACAAGAAATCCATTTGCCACCTTTTCGGATATTTCTAAATAAAGTTCATCATATATAATTCCCCAATCATCATAAATCTTCTCCACCTCAATGTCATCTACATACATTGTCACACTTTTGAGAAGATGTCTACCTAATTGATCGGCATAGTTTGTTGTCATACTTTGCACTCTTGCAACGTCTATTCCTTCATATGTACCAGTATAAGATAGATCGAAACCACCTCTCCCGTCTG